TAAGCTATTACGACTGTTTGAGCTCCACCAGCTGCTGAAGCTGTTTTTACAATACCTTTGTTAGATAAGTTAGAACCAGGAGTTTTGTCACTGATCATAACTGTTTGTCCAACTCTTAAAGCTGATGTGTTTTGTGATCCTAGCGCTGGATTAAAGTTAGCGTTAGGAATAGTCCAAGTACCTTCTACAGCAGCTGCTGCTTGACCTGAAGTACATCCTGTGTACTTAATGTGTAGTCTTCCTTGTTCTGCCCATTTAATAAGGTCAGAGTTGGAAGGCATTTCTGCACCAACCATTCTAAGGAAAGATGCAATTGTTCTGTTACCATATCTTTCGAATTCTTTTTCATAAGTATCAGGTAGATACTGATTTAAGAAATCAAAATTATTGATGTAGTTTGTACTTACAGGCACTTGTTGTGCACTTGGTTGTAAGTCAAAACCTGGGGTTAAATTTACTGCCATTGTTTTTTAATTTTTTTAGTTTAACTTTTTTTAATACTTCTAATTCTGAGTCCTCTTCCACTATCTGTATTTCCAACTGGCCTTATTTTCATACCGTCTTTTGAAACGGCTTGTGGAGCCTGTCTCATATCCATATTAATGTTTTTAGATTTTCTAGTAACATTGTCTACGGCATTTGAAACACCTTGTTCGTAAAAATACTGAGCAAACTTATCAGGGTTCATAGCAACAGATAAAGCTTTGTGATAACCTTTAGCATCTGACATTAAACCTTTTTCATCCGTGTACTTGTTAATAAAATTACTAATGTCTTTTTGAACATTTTTAACCTCATCAGCTGTGCCCGGCTTGTAAGTAAAATTATTTTCACCAACTTTGAAATCAAAACCTTTGAAATCATTGTTAAAAACCTCGTTGGTTTTATTTAAGAAATAATCATACCTCTTTTCGTTTTGCTCTTTAACAGTTTTAGATTCATCAAGATAACTCTTATAAGCATTTAAATTTTCTTTTTGATCAGCAGATAATCCATCCCCACTTGACTCAAGAGGAATTTTATATTTATCTTTTTGTTCATTCAAAAACTTTTTCGCTTTCGCAAGTTCTCGTTTTTTCGCTAACTTAATTTTCTTAATATCTTTTGGATCGTCAATTTCTTCATCGAAATCAAACTTATCTTCAATAATATCTTGAATATCTATTGCGTCTAACCCTTCTTCAGTGTTAGAGTAATAGTTAGCAAGTACAGAATTGTCATCCATAGAATCATAGTCTTTTTGCAAATTGTAAAAATCCTGTATGTTTCTACCGGTTTCTTTTTTGTACTTTAAATACGCAGATACATCATCAGGTAATGGTTCGTTTGCCTCTTTTTCCGCAAACAGTTCGTCAACTGAATTTATATCTTTGTTATATCTATCTTTAATATAAGAAAGAACGTTGTCATCATTTAACTCTAATGACGGAGTTTTATCTTCTACAGGTTCAGTTTTTTCTAACTGAACAGGTTCGTTAGTGTTAACTTTTTCCACAACTTGTTCTTGTTGTGGAGTATCTTCAAACTTTTCTTCATGCTTCTTTAGAAGTTGTTCTTCTATTTCAGCCGTGGATTTTTCTTCAACCAATCCAAGGTCTTTTACTTTTATTTCCATTTAATTAAATTTTATACAAAGTTAAACAATATTTATATTATTTTTTTAGCCTATCTTGGCTCAAACTCCGCTAGGTCAAAACCATCCAAACTATCTTCATTTGATTCAAAATTCACAGGAGGCAAATTATTTTTACGCTGCTCTATTAATTTAGACTGCTCTGTTGACTGCTGGCTTACTCGCCTGTCTTTTGCTTTTTCTCTATCTTGCTCTCTTTGACTTAAATTAGATTGCTCCAATCCTTTTAATTGCATTTGAAACTCAAACTCTGTTTGCATCAACTCTCTTTTTAATTGAGCTTCATTTTTAAGTTTCTCAATTTCAAAAGCAACATCAGCTTGTCTGTATTGTATTTTAGCTTGAGATTCCATTTGTATCTTTTGCATTTCACCTTGAGCCTTTGCTTGCTGTGCTTGCATTTGCATTTGTGCTTGCATTTCCTGTTCTTGCTGTCTCTGTTGTTGTTCTGCTTCTTGTTTTTTCTTACGCTTTAATTTAAGAAGCTGATTAGCCATTTTTAAATTACTAAGCTCTCGTATATCAATAGCGTCTTCTAGATTTATATCTTTTTGAGATAATGCCATTTGAATATTTTGCTCAAGCATTGCTTTCTGCTCTTCATCAGGAGCCATTTCTATAAATATACCGAAGTCATATAAGTATAGATGTTTTATATCTTCTAATAATTTTAAATTATATTTTCCTATTTGCATAGCAAATTCATCTCTAAAGTCTGCATACTCTAGTATATCTGCTGTTCTTATTGATAAACACTCAGCAATTGTTCTTGTTATATATAAACTACCTTGAAGCACATGCCTAGTTGCTGTATTAGAATTTAAAGCTGCTAATTTTTGAACACCTACTAAAGAGTTAGGGTCTGGTGTTGATCCGTCTCTAGCTTCATTTAATCCAGTTACTGCTCTAATCATATCTAAATAATGATTATAGTTAGCAATAAGCATCTGCATTTTACTAGCACCGCTATTAGATGTTAATTGAGTTATTGGAACCCTAGCATTATTAAATTCACCATCTTGAGTATAACTTCTACCCACTACACTACCTGTTTGGAAATATAAACGCAATGCATCTTCAGGATTATATGCGTTTCCTGTTCCTAAATCAACTTCGTTTAAACCATCGGCATCAATAAACACACCATCTGGCACAACTCTTGACACTACTTGTTGAATTTTAAGATGTGTCATTTGAATTAAATCTGCAAATGGAATCATTCTTCTAACTAAAGACTCTAAAGATCCTTTGTACATTCTAGGAGCTGCTGCTACATAATTTGGCATCGCATACTGGTTAGAGGATTTAGGTCTTACCATGTTTTCTGCAAGTTTCCATTGCAGAATAATATTAGTTCCCATAACCATAACTCCATCATACCATACGTCAATTCTTTTAGTTACCTTTTCAAACTTTCCTTCTTCCATCATTTCCTGAGGAGGATTAAACTGATCATCCTTTTCAACTGTTTTATATGATCCGTCAGCTAATTTTTTTCTTTTATAAACAAATGAATGTGTTGTTTTATAATTAAAATACATTAATGTTGCAGTATCTCTATAAAACATACTGTTCTCGTAAAACTGTGCAGTATTAAAATAATTATACCATGACTGACTGTACTTAGCAATCTGGTTTAAATCGTCATTTGTTAGATCTGGATCAATTTTAATTAGCTCCGTCATTGGGACTGTTTTTATCTCTCCCCAATAAAAGCAGTCTTTAAAATACGGATCTTCCGTATAACTATAAACAACATTAGCTGGATCTACATAATCTAGTTTCACACCAGAGCCTGGTAAAAACTCATGTTTAGTAATTCCTATACCTATTGTTGTTAGATCGTAATCAACTCTACTTCTAATATCATTATAATGGTTTTCAGCCATTAATGTATCAATAGCTTCTTCTTGAGCAATTTCAACAGCTGGCTTATATTTCATATTCATAAATAACTCCATTTCTTCGTCACTTTCCGGAAGCTCGTCTTCATTTGATTGAAAAACATTAACTCCAAAATCGTTATCTATTTGTTGAAATAATGGTTTTGCTAAAACTTCACCTTCAATCATTTCTTGAAATTCATTTCTTTTTTCAGCAGACAATGCATCCTCAGCGTAGGCCTTAACCTTAAAAAGTCTGTCTGACATTCCGTTTACTACGATGTCGACAAACTTTGGGATTATAGGTACGGGTGACCAATCTAAATTCAGATAACTTAAGTCGCCATCTATTGCTAATTCATTTTTGTATTTTGCTACGGATTGCTCTCCTCTAGCATACAAACGTAATCGCATGAACTCGCTCCATTGACTATAAAATCTACATGAGCCGCTGTCTCTTCTAAACCATTCGTATTGTATTGCTTGACCTATTTGTAATCCGTACTCTACAGTGTCTTTTGTAGCGTCAGAAACAAATTGATCTGGAAATGCAGCAGCCTGGATATCTATTGTTACTTCTTTCATTTATTAAGTAATTGACTTACTGAGTTCTTGTTGTTATATCTTGCAAAGTTAATGCTTATTTTTGATTGTTTTTGAACGGGTGTATACAAGTGCTTTTGATTTGCCATAATTGCTAAACCAGAGCTAATTGCAGCATCAAACTTTGTTCTGTTTGTTATGTCAAATTTAGCCCAGTCTTCTAGTGTTCTTTGAAAATACATACTACCTATATCGTCTTTTTCTCTATAATCTCCTTCAAAATCTAATCCTACATATTTCTCAATATACGACTCAATCGCTGAGGCGTGAGATTGCTTAACATCTTCAGATGAATTTGGAATACCTCCTAATTCTCTTTCAGTCTTAGATAACTTATTATAAGTTTTATCCGGTCTGTTTAAACAAAAGCCTCGGTATCCTCTATTTTTAAAATGATACAATAAACGAGGTTTATTATTTTCACATAATATTGGCATGCCATAAAATATACACGCCATTAAAACTTCTTCAAAAAATATCTCAGCGGTTTGAGGTCTGGCAATATATTCTAAAAAGAATTCATTACTAGGCGCATCATCCATATTAAATTTTGTCTGTCCATGTAAAGCTCCGTTAGAACCTTTACCTACTACAACTCCTGAAATATCATAAGAGTCACAACCAAACGATCCAATATGTTCATTCCCTGGATACATCTTTCCGCCCTTCTTAATCACATTGTTTTGAAGAGAAGCTTTAGGGATGTAAGTTACAAAAAATCTACCTCTTTTATTTGGGCTCCAGATTACCTTAGAATCTTTTATACCATCTTTCCAATGAAACGATCCTTGTGTCATAAAATGTCCCATGTTTATAGAATCATTATAATCTATTTGCTGGTATATTTTTGTTAAGTTAAATAATGATTGTTTACTTTCGTCCCTAAACGCATGTGACTCTGTTCTAGGAAACTGTCTGTAAAATTCATTTAAAGCGTCAGGATCTGAAGTTAATGATTCAACCTCATTAGTCCAGTAATCTACAGCCCCTTGTATTATAGGTTCTTTGTCTATTCCTTTGATAGGCTTGTCTGGATTTTTGAATACAGGCATACCATACATGTCAATAAACCCTTCCATATTCCACTCCATAGGAATAAACAGATTATATAAACCGCTTTTTGTTTGTCCGTTAGAGTTTCTGTTTCTGCAATCAGATGACTCAAATAAATCTTTAAAATTTCTACCACCTTTATCTAACGCATTTGATGTAGATCCCATCATACATTTTCCTATGACTTTACTACCTAATCTTAAACATGTTTTGGTTACACGCCAGTTGTTTAATATATTCTCTGGCCTCTCCCATTTACCACTTTCATCGTGTAACAATAACTGTAGCTTCTCACCATCATAACTGTTATCAGATGTGTTCTTCCAGTCAATTGTTGTATCTAATCCTTCAAGCTCCTCTTCACTTACTGTATACATATTCTTTTTAGTAATCTTAGAAGCTGGAACTCTATAAGCCAATTCTGTTTTAGGCTTATCCATACCATCTTGTATAGGTTTAAAAAAGAAAGGATAGTTGTTTGATATTGGCACTATCTTATCTGTAAACATCTTCTTTGCATCCGCACCAGTTTTTGATAGTATACCTATTCTAGAATCTTTAGTTATTGTCGCTGTATTAACACCTTCACACGAGCTCATAAACGAAAATCCTGAACGTCTTATTTTTAAATAACACATACCAAAACTTCTTTTATCAGCTTTGCATGCCTCCCAGAATATATAGAACAAACGATTTGCTTCTCTAAAGTCTGGATGGCCAACGTCAATCTTTGTCCATTGTAAATACATATAATGTGTTCCTGTAATATAAGTAGGAACACCGTTATTCATAAACCAAAAACCTTCTTCTCTCCTATCAAACTCTTGTTCGATATAATCCACCCATTTGTTTTTGAATTGTATTGGAGCTTCATGCCATTGAAATATTGACTGTATTCTTTTTAGTTCTTTACTTATTTCATGTGCCTCCCAATACTGATCTTCTTTTTTTTTGGATCTTGAATAAACATTCGTAGGAGCTTTAGGTAGTGCAATATGTAGGCCATTTATTTCTATGACATCGCCTATTTGACCTGACTTAGATATAACGACAAAATTATATTTTTCATTATAACCATAAGTCCAAGTTCTTGCTTTATTCTTTGTAGATAAAACATTTTTTGGAACTACTCTAGTTAGTGTAGTATATAAGTTATTTAGATCTTGATTCAGCAAATCCTTTAGGTGTATTATTTTTCTTTATATCACCACCTTCTAATAATTGCTTTTCGTCTTCTATTCTTTTAAGGATTTCAAAAGCGTCAAAGATTGCAAGCTTTTTAGTAGCGGCAGCATTCTTTAATCTGTCAGCAGCTAACTCATCATCCTTATCGTATTTAATAATATCTTCTTTAGCTACCTTTATTAATTGTATAACAGCTTTTTCACCAGCTTTTATTATTTGTTCTTTAATTTCTTTAATATCCATTTACATAATCATAGTTATGTTATCTGTAAACATTCTATATAGCTTTTCATCTTCTATATAAAACTCATACTCAGACTCTGGAGTAAAAGACACTTCGTCTCCCACCCTTACACCTAAGTTTTTTAACTCTTGGTTATTATATTTAACAATACCCATAAGAGGTTCTTCTTTACCAGTCTTTCCTAAAAAAGATTTTTTTGGCGGAATAGGTTTTATAAAACAATATTTAGAATGGCTTTTCCACTCTTCTTTATTATAATACAAAAAAAATTGATCAAAGTCAATAAAGAATAAATCGTCTTTAAAAAAGCTTTTACCACTTTTCTCACGCCCGTACATGTCATTGTAATATTTAAAAACATTATGATGTACTAAAAGTATGTCACCTATATTAACATCTCCTGAATAATTTATTGGAGTTGACACCACTTGCGCATAGCGATTAGCTGCTTTGTGATCTTCTTTAGATACGCTAATTAAAAAATCTAAGTCTCCTATTTTCTTTACGTTATCATACCTAGTGCCATTTACAGGACGTACGATAAATGAGAATGGGGACTGCATTAAAAGTTTATATTATATTCAATAGAAATAGGAAGTGTAGTTTTAAACTCTTTCCATATAACAATTTCTTTATTTTTTTCTATCCAAATCTTATATGAACTTGCGCCTGAGTCGTGCTGGATTAAATGAATAACATAAGATCCTCCAAGAACGTCCTGCCCTACTATGTAATGCATGGCTCCAGACTTATAGTCTGCTCCTATTGAAATCTTTCTAATGTCCATTTAATTAAAATGTAGAATCTAATTTTAGCTTTCTGTATGTAATATTTATATATAAAGTTCCATTTCCAAAGGGTTCATTAGGAGATGCAATTCCTGATAAAACTAAGCCTGAGTTTTCTGGAATAAACTCAGCAGGTGAAGGATCATTTTTATATACTTTTTTACTTGCAGCATTTAATAAAAGTAGTGGCAACGGCTCTTGAATAGTTCCTTGTACTATAGAAAGAGTATTAGGAAAATTGTAAGGAATAGATCCTGCACTCATAAAACTTACAATCTCACTAACATCATACACATAACCATCTCCAGGAGGAGCTAGCAATGTGTAAGGCTGTGGCCCTATTACTTTTAAAAATTCAGGCGGAATAGCTACAGTAACTGTAGTTACACTTAAACCAAATAAAGTTTGTAAGTTTTCTAACGTACAAGTTTTAGTGTTTAAATTGTTTTCTGCATCAGTTAGCACAAAGTAATCCGGCAGTGTAGGAATTATACTTGAGTACGCTGTGGTATTACTTATTCTAGCCATTGTTTTATTTTATAGGTTCTGCTTCTACTGCTTGCGGTTTTTTAGTGACAATACCTGTTGCTAAATCAATAACAGCATCTTGCCCATATTTCTCCGCTAATTTTTTCTCTTCAATACCAAACGCACCTCTTAAGTCTTCTAAAGCTTTTAGATTCATTTGCTGTCTTAATACATTGTCAGCAATCTCTAGTTTAGCCTTAGTAAAGTCTTGGTTTAGTTCTTGAATTTTTTTTAATTCGTCTTCAGTTAATTTAATTTCACTCATTTTAATTTATTTTTAATGTTAATTTTATTTATGTAAATATAGTAAATATATTACTATTCTTCAGGCGGTGCTGGAGGAACTGGGTTATCCCATGTGAAGTATAAATCTTCATCAATAGGATGCTTCTCTAAATCTATTTGTTTAGACAAACTTGCTTCCATATCACTTACAGGCAGGCCTGCTTTTAACCAGCTAATAACAACATTCTCAAATCCTTCGTCATCAGCGTAAGGAACAAAAGGTGTTGACGGATCATACTGTAAAGAGTAAGTTCCTATTTGACTAGCGGTGTATTGCGAGTCTTTGTCGTCTTGAGCGGTATACGTCCAATGTACTGTGTAGATTACGTTTTGATTCCCATCTTCTTCGATACGGGCGTTCATTTGATTTATTGTCCATTTATAAAAGTTTGCCATTGTTTAATATTTTTACAAAGATAATTATTTATTTTTTAATAATTCTATTTCAACTTTTAGTTCTTGTATTGCTTTCATTAAATATACATTCATTCCTGATGGATTAAATAGATACCTTTTTTCTCCACTTTCTTTATCTTCAACTAAAGGATATGCTTCTGGAAATTTATCAACTTCATTTTGGGCTATATAACCTTTTAGTTTTCCATCACTATCTTTTTGAGTTTTAAAATGAAACTCCTTAGGCTGAATGTCTTTAAATTTGTCTAAAACATTTTCATCCCAATCAGTAATATTTTTTTTCAATCTTTCATCTGAGCCACTTGTATTATATGAGGTAGTATTGCTAGATGAGTTAGTTGTAATTTGCCCACTTGCTCCACCCGCATTTGATTCAAATATAATCATTCCAACATTTGCACTTAACCCTGTACCATTTCTAATAACAAAAATATTTGCTGTGCTTGTTCCCTGCATCAAGGTTGTATAACTATATGGATTTACTATTAAATGTGGCCCATTACCATCACCTGGTACTTTACCAAACAATGCTTTATGATCATGATCAAGTTTTAAAGTTATTTCTCCACTTCCTCCATCATTATTATAAAACTCTAAGTCTCCAATATCATCTGCACTTCCTCTAACTGACCTAATAGAACACATTGCATCTGCTTCATTATAACTATGGAAATCAATTCTTCCAACATTATCAGTTGCGTTGTTACCAAGCCCTGTTATTTGTAAAATACCCTCTCCACCTGATGTGCTTCCTTTTATTGATAATATAGTATTACTTGCACCAAAAGTTCCATTGTTAGAGGGATTTCCAAACATTACTTGAGTTCCGGTTCCTTCTTTAAACATCATTTTATATACTCCATGCGTAATGTCTCTAAGGCCAAAATAATTATTACTAACTCCTGATTGACCTAAAGACCATAACCAGCTTTGAGATCCTCCCGCAACTCTTGTCATTCTAATTCCACATTTACTAGGATCAGCCGTAACATCGTATGGGTTGTAAATATGTAAAACCGCTGACGGAGTGGTTTTAATTCCTACGTTTCCTTCCTTGTCTATTCTCATTTGCTCAACTACACCGGATCCCCCTGTTTGTGTCATAAATGTTAATGCAGAACCCCCATTACCATTACTTTCTTGATGTACAGAATTTATTCTTGTTTCTACAAGCTGAGAAGTTGCACCGCTCCAATATCTACCAGACATTCTAAGAGAAGCTTGTATTGTATTTGTTTGAGCTAAATTTGCATCATAATTTCTTAACGTTAAAACAGTTTCCTGTAATCCTTTTGCGTTTCCTATAGTTAAATTTCCATCTATATCTACATTTGCATTATTATTAGATGAAGGATTTATTCCGTTAGTATTTGAAAAATGAAATGTCGTATAAGCGTTACCAGAACCAGGTGTTGTAAGTGGCATAAATGTTACTGTAGGCGCTCCGCTATTATATCCAGTATAAGTCATTCTAATCTGGTCGTAAGCAGATTGATTACCAAGATTACTTAACCTAAACCCTAATGTGTTTCCTCCTGCTACCTCTAGCTTACCTGATGGAGAGGTTACACCAATTCCAAAGTTCGAATTATAAAATGTAGCCATTTGACCTGCGGTATCAAAAAACGCTATAGATTCCGCACCTCCACTTGTTCCTCCTTTTATTTGTA